TATAATATACGTAGTTAAAAAAGTCAACTAAATAATTGTATAAAAAGGAGAAACCCGTGCCAAAAATTAACCAGTTAGGTAACATCATTAACCAAGCCCAAACAGGCATCAATGCAGTACAAAGCATTGACAGAGCGTTAGGCGGAACCAGCATAGGCGGAGCACTAGGACAAGCACAAGGTGCATTGAATACTGCTTCACAAGTACTAGGCGGAGGCGCCGCGGCACTTAACTCTTTAAAGAGTGGTAACTTATCTGGATTGGTTAGTGCAGTTGGCGGAATTGCAAGTGCATTACGCTCGGTAGGTATTCCTGAAGGAGCAGAAGCAAGTGCGGCTTTATCAGCCGCCGCATCTAGCATCTGGAAAGATACAAAAGATTGGCGAGTCAGTTTAAGCATTCCTAAGAGTCACGGATTTCAAAATAGTCCACTTTTGGAGCCTATCAATAAGTTAGGTGCAATGGTCTTTCCTTACACTCCTGCAATACAAATGCGTTATGCTGGAAACTACACTTCGATGACTCCGATACACAATAATTATCCTATTTTTGCGTACCAGAACTCAAGTGTGGATGCAATGACCATCGCGGCAGAATTTTACAATGAAACAGCAGTTGACGGTAGATACTGGGTAGCGGCAGTTCATTACTTTAGATCAATAACAAAAATGGCATTTGGCCAAAGTTCAGATCGTGGTCAACCACCACCGGTGGTTAGGCTAAATGGTTATGGAGACTTTGTTTTTAATGATGTTCCTGTTGTAGTAACTTCAGTTGATATTGAATTACCACAGGATCCAGATTACATCGAAGTTCCACTAGCCGGAGGTGCTGAAGGACTTAACATTGCAGGCATTCCTGTAAACATGCCAACTAAGTCTGGTGTTGCGTATGTTCCTACATTCTGCACTATTTCAGTTTCAGTACAACCATTGTTTAGCAGATCAAGTCAAAGAGCATTTAGTTTAAATGACTTTGTTAATGGAAAATATGTTGGTAAAGGAATAGGATATCTATAATGGCAACTTATGACGGATCAAGTCCATACTACAGAACAAGGACTGAAGGAATCTATCTTGATAGATTAAAAATTAGACCTGTTCCTGCAGAGCCTGATGATTTCCTATACGAAATAAAATCACAGTATACATACAGACCAGACTTGCTATCATTTGACGTTTACGGAACACCTAAGTTATGGTGGGTGTTTATGCAACGAAACATGGATACTATCAAAGATCCTATTTGGGATTTTGTAGCCGGAACAAAAATTTACCTTCCTAAAAAAAGCACTCTATTTCAAACATTAGGAATATAATATGCCTAATTTTTTTGATAAACTAGGAAAAGTAGCAAACACAATAAACAAAGCAACAAGTGTTGCTAATAACTTAAAGTCTTTAGCAGATGATGTTGCTTCTTTTAATCCTAGCAAAGGTCTTAGCGGCGCCTTAGGAATTGCAAACAAAATAAAAAATGTAGTTGATGTTGTTAATGACGGAATAATAAGAAGTTCAATTGATGCAACACTGCCATTAAGAAATCCCTTAGAGCTATTTGCATCTTACAATTATGTCTTTACGCTGTCAGCACTTAGACCAGATCAAATCAACTTTCCTGATACTACCTATAAAAAAGGAGATCTAGGAGAAATTGTTATGCGTTCAGGCGGTGGTGCCGATGTTAGAACGGCATATGGTAAGTTTGAATACTATATTGATGATGTTGAAATAGAAACGATATGTGCATATAGCCCAGGAACACAATCTTCTAATGCAACTAAACTTTCCTTTACGGTAATGGAACCGTATAGCATGGGATTATTCTTACAAAGTTTGCAATTAGCCGCAAACAGTGCAGGGTATCCAAACTATATCGAATGTCCTTACTTGATAACAATAGAATTCATGGGTTGGGATAACAATGGAAATTCAGTTAGAGTTCCAGGAACCACAAGACATATTCCAATAAAACTAACTGATGCAAGATTTAATGTAACTGGTAGCGGAAGTGCATACGAAGTAGAAGGCATTCCGTACAATGAACAATCATTTTCAGATGCAAATAACAAACTTCCTGTTAACGTTGAGGCAACAGGAAAAACAGTGCAGGAAATGTTGCAGTCAGGACCACAAAGTTTACAAGCAACTATCAACAAGTATTACAAAAAGATGGTTGACGAGAAAAAACTTGATGTTGCACCTGAAATATTAATTCTATTTCCAGCCAACCTAGCATCAGGTGGTGGAGCCTCGACAGTTCCACCTCAGGAAGATACAGACCAAGCAACGGTATCCCCAGGCGAGGGATCAAAATCTGCATCAGAAGGCGGACTATTTCAAAAATTAAAAATTGGAAGAAACTCTGTAACACAAAACTTGATACAAGCAGAAGATGTAAATCCTATTGGAAATGCTTCGATGGGATTCAATGCACTCAAAGGAGGAGAAGTACCTTTCCCGCAAGAAAGCGATGCTTGGGATGAAGATAAAAAGGTTTTTAGTAGAGGCGGGTTAAAAATAGAACTAGACAAGAGATTGTTTAAGTTTAATGCCGCAACAACAATATCAAACGCAATCCAGCAGACGGTACTAATGAGCGATTATGCTAGAAAGGTTGTAAAGGAAAGAGCAACCGACGAAAAGGGAATGGTAAACTGGTTTAAGATAGAAAGCCAAACATACATCATTCCTGATGATCTAGCATATTTTAAAACTGGTGCTCCTGCTAAACTAATGGTGTTTAGAGTTGTACCTTACAAGGTTCATTCAATGAGATTTGTTCCACCAGGAACAAAACCAAAAGGTTATCCTGCAATATCACAACAGGTAGCAAAAACATATGACTATCTATACGGTGGTCAGAACGTTGATGTGTTAAAGTTTGATATTAACATACAGTTTGCTTTCTTTACTAACATGACGGACTCGCAAACAAGTTCAGGACCTATCAATCAAAACCAACAAGGTATGGGTGGAGAAGATACAAGCCCTCAAGCAAACGCTTCCGGCTCAGGTAATCAAGGCCAAGGACAGTCAGCCGCCAAGGTAAACAATCAACCAGGTGTAATGTCAAAAGAAACTCCCGGAGGAACTGAAGATGATGCAACTCGTGTTGCAAAATTATTCCATGAAAACATTATTAACAGCCCAGCAGACCTAGCAATGGCTAACATGGAAATACTCGGAGACCCTTATTACATTATGGATAGCGGTATGGGAAATTACAGTGCCCAAACTTCTCAATATGATAACGTTAACACGGACGGAAGCATGGATTATCAAAGCGGAGAAGTTGATATACGAGTTGACTTTAGAACACCCATTGATTATCGTGCAGATGGAAGCATGGACTTTGGATCAAGTGTACAAGCAGTACAACCGTTTAGTGGTTTATACCAAGTAACCTTTGTTACTAGCAAATTTAGTGACGGAAAATTTACACAGGATTTACAATTAATTAGAAGAAGAAATCAAGAGCTTGATGATGCTGACAATGTTGAAGTTAAAACATACAAACCTGCAACAACTGAAGAAACTGTTGAAGGACGTAAAGAAGTTAACACAGGATCGGGCGGAGGTGAATAATGCCAGTAGATAAGCGTACCAAAGCAACACATATACCAGAAAATGATTCCGGTCCGTTTCTTGCAACGGTAGTTTCTCATCTTGATCCTAAAGGAATGGGAGCATTACAAGTACAGATTGAAAGACCCGTTGGAGGAGACAGGGACGAAACAAACCAGTTAACAACTTGTCGCTATCTAAGTCCTTTTTATGGAGTAACTGATTTTAGACATAATGGCAGTAACAACGAATATGCTGACACACAAAAATCTTACGGCATGTGGTTTATACCACCTGATATTGGAACAAAGGTTCTTGTTGTGTTTGCAGGAGGAAGTTCAAATAATGCTTTCTGGATTGGCTGTGTACAAGACGAATACATGAATCACATGATTCCGGGTATAGCCGCATCAAGTTTCCATGTTGATGGGTCGGCAACAAAGGTTCCTGTTGCAGAATTTAACAAGAAAACACAAGACGGAAGTCAGTTTGACGCAACAAAAATTAAAAAGCCAGCACATCCAATGCAAGGTGTTCTAGATGGACAAGGATTACTTGAAGATGAAACTAGAGGTATAACAACCAGTTCTGCTAGAAGAGAAGTTCCTAGCATGGTCTTTGGTATTAGCACTCCTGGACCTGTTGACAAAAAAGGTAAACGTGGAAGGATAGGAAAAGCCGGTAACAAGGTTCCAACAGCATTTGTAAGTCGTCTTGGCGGAAGCACGTTTGTCATGGACGACGGTGACGATAAGTTTGTTAGAAAAACTCCTGCAAGTGAAGGTAAGTCAGAATACGTTGCTGTTGAAGCAGGCGAAAAAGGCGGTGATGTTCATATACCTCACAATGAATTAATTCGCTTGAGAACTCGCACAGGACATCAAATCCTATTACACAACAGCGAAGATTTAATTTACATAGGTAACGCTAAAGGCACAAGTTGGATTGAAATGACATCCAACGGAAAAATTGATATCTATGCAAAGGATTCAATTTCAATCCATACAGAAAACGATATGAACTTCCGTGCTGATAGGGATATCAATATTGAAGCAGGACGTAATATTAATATGAAAGCGGTAGGAGTCGAGGACTTTGGTGATCCTACAGCCGGAGAAACTGGTCGCATACAGATGGAAGCGGCAGGAAACTATAATCTAATAGTTGGCAATGATGGAAAAATCACTGTAGGCAACGACTTTGATTTGTTTACAGAAAATAACAATAAATTTACAGCGGCATTTGGAGCAACGGATATTCTAAGTGGAAGTAATCATACAGAAACTGCTTCAGAAATCCACATGAACGGTCCACAAGCCGCAGAAGCAGTTGAAGCAGAAGCACTATCAACCCATATTTTAACAAGTGATTCATTACTGAATACTGTTAATAGCATCATGAAACGCATGCCAACTGTCGAGCCTTGGAAAAACCACGAAAATCTTGGCCCGGAAGAAAGCAACAAAATTGCTACGGATAGAGAGTTGCCAACACCAGTGGTACAAGGTGAACAAATAAGTATAGTGGATACATTTAAAAAAGTTCCACCAACGGAGGGATAATAGATGAGTACAAAGGAAAAAACGTTATACAACAGGGTTACGGTCCCATCTGAAAAATCAGATAACGTTCCGTTAACTTCAAGAACCTACAGAGGCCTTAGCACGGTTAACGAAGATGCCACTAGTACAGCATTGTACGATCTTGCCCTTATTAAACAAGATATATTAAACCACTTCCATATTAGACAGGGAGAAAAACTGGAAAATCCACAGTTTGGAACAATAATATGGGATTTAATATTTGAGCCACTTACACCTGCTTTAAAAACAGCAATAGCAGAAAATGTAACAGAAATAATAAACTTTGATCCTAGAGTGGTGGCACAGGATATACAAATATCGCAGTATGAATCAGGAATACAGATAGAATGCCAGTTGGTATATTTGCCCTATAATATTTCTGAAAATCTTAAACTAACATTCGATGAAGCAAATGGACTCATCAATTAACCACGTAGTTTATAGTACTCGATAAATACGTTATAGAGGAATAAAGAATGAGTCTTACTAATAGAATTAACAGATTGTTAGCCGCAGAAGACTGGAAGAAAATTTACCAGGCTTATACTTCTGCAGACTATCAAAGTTACGATTTTGACAATATTAGACGTAGCATGATCTCTTATCTAAGAGAGAACTACCCAGAGGATTTCAATGACTACATTGAAAGTTCAGAATACCTTGCTTTGATTGATCTGATTGCGTATGTAGGACAAAGTATTGCATTTAGAACAGACCTAAACGCTAGAGAAAATTTCCTCGAACTAGCAGATAGAAAAGAGTCTGTTTTAAGACTAGCAAGACTTATCAGTTACAACCCAAAAAGAAACATTCCTGCAACTGGAATGATGAAGTTTGACTCTATAACAACAACAGAAACAATACTTGATAGCAATAACAGAAACTTAAAGGATCAGGTTATTGTTTGGAACGACAGTACAAACCCTAATTGGAATGAACAATTTATTAAAGTTCTAAATGCGGCCCTGCCATCAACATCACGTTTTGGTAGTCCGCAAAAAAGTGGAACGGTTAATAGTATCACTACACAGCAGTATAGATTTAATAGTACCAATTCAGGCGTTCCAGTTTACGGATTTACAAAACAAGTAGATGGTAGAAGTATTGACTTTGAAACAGTTAGTACAAGTATTGATGATGATTCAATTATTGAAGCACCTCTACCAGGTAACAGTTTAGCATTTCTTTACAGAGATGATGGCAAAGGTCCTGCAAGTACAAGCAATGGGTTCTTTCTAAGATTTACCCAAGGAACTCTTGAAGAAGGTACCT